ACCTTGGACATCTGCGAATCGAAGTCGGCGGCGGTCTTGACGGCGGCAGTTCCAAGCCCCGCCACGGCAACAGTCGCCGGGAGGAATTTCTCACCGACGCCTGTTACCTTGTCGCCCATGTCCTTCAGCTTCTCGCCCTTGGCGGCGATCTCCTGGACGGCGGTGCCGGACTGCTGCGCCTGTTCCTCCAGACGGCGCAGTTCCTCAGTCGTTTCGATGATCTCCCTCTGAAGGGCATCAAACTGAGCCTGGGTAATGTCACCGTTGGCAAGGGCGGTCGTGGCCTGTTCGGATGCCGTTTTCAGCGTGTCCAGCTTGGTGCGGGTCTCGCCGATGGCATCGCCCAGGAGCCGCTGTTTCTGGGAGAGAAGCTCCGTGTTCGTGGGGTCCAGCTTCAGCAGCTTGTCCACGTCCTTCAGCTGGCTTTGTGTATCTTTGATTTCCTTATTGACGTTCTGGAGAGCCTTCGACAGCCCTGTGGTGTCGCCGTCAATGGTGACGGTCAGGCCCTTTATCCTTCCTCCGGCCATGTGAAGCCCTCCTTCCTGGCAAAGGTGTTCTTAACAATTACAGGATTGAAATTCCTGTAGTTTTGTGATACCCTTGCTTCATAAAGCAAGGTTTCTCTGATCGTGGAGAACCGATGCGAGCATTCCCGTTTCGTGGAGAATGCGGCGCACGCAGTTCGATTCAGCAATGTGCAGCGCCTGTTCGTGTAACTGAAAGAATCTATTCAGGGACATCGAATTTGACAGGATCACCTGTCGGATTCGATGTCCCTTTTTTTATTCAAGAAAGGAGCGAAACCCCATGAAGCAGAAAACAATCATCCTCGTAGATGGTGAAAACGTCAGCGCAAAAAACGCTGACAGGATCGTCACCATCAGCAACCGTCTCGGCATTGTCGCTGAGCGGAAGGTCTACCATCACCAGAAGGACCAAGGTACCCGCGCCTGGACGGAAAAGTCCAAGGACGGCGACTACAAAGACATCCGGCTTTGCGGTTCCCCGGCAAAGAACAAGGTCGACCGCAAGATGCAGAAAGACGCCAGGACATACTTGAAAAGCCCCGACGTCGGCATTGTCTGTGTCGTTACCTCTGACGGCGGTTTCCGATGCCTTGCGGAAGATGCTGCCGCCGCCGGGAAGAAGTTGTGCTTCATCGGCGGCAAGAATCCATCACGCAGGCTCCGCAGTACCACCGCGCAGTTCATGCGGCTGAAGTGATCAGAAACGGTCGAAATCCTCCTGGCTGGCAAGCTGCCGATAGGAGTCCTGGCACTCGTCGTTCCGGCTCTCCGCGTACATATCGTTGACGATCCCGATAGTCAGCAGGTCAAGCTCGCTGATATGGATGCCAAGCTGTACGCAGCGGAGCAGGAACAGCGGCGTTGTCATCTGCCGTTCAGTCGCTCTAAGTTTTTTTAGCGGTCACGTCCGTCTGGAGGTTCAGCCCCCAAAGCTCGATGATCTGGGGAAGCACCTGGTAAATGGAGAAGGTGCTGAACCGCTCCAGCCACTCCTCCGGGGAATCCGGGACGGACGGGTCGGCGTGGCGCGCCATGATGTAGCTGATGTTCTCGAACAGTTCCAGGGAGAAGGTATCCAGGGTGGATGCGTTCTCGTCACTGCCTTCCATCGACTTCTGCAGCGCGTCCAGGTCGCGGTAGATATCCCTGTGGAACTTGACGCGGTAGAGCCGGGGGATGGCGGCGGAGGCGCGGAAAGCGACCTCCTGCCCGTCAATCGTGATGGTCTTCGTCACTGCCATGTCTTAGCCCTCCCCGTTGCCTTCGCCGCCGTCCCCATCAGGAGCGGTGGGCAGGTACACATTGTCATACCAGCCGTTGTAGGTGGCGGTGTCCGTGGTATCACCGGTCTTTGCCTTCACCGTGCCGTCGGGCAGCGGAGTCGCCTTGATGGTGAGCGTTTCGGTTTTTACCTCCTTGCTCTCCTCGTTGGTCTTGCCCTCGATGCCGGGACGGGACGCGGCGCAGTTGTACAGCACATGGCGGATATGTTTCTGGTCGCCGTCAAACTCAAACAAGAGCGCAAAACTGGCCAGGTTGGACTCGGAATTCTCCACCAGCACGCCGTTGGCGTCCAGGGTCTCCTTCAGCACTTCGGTGCGGAAGCTCTCCGGGATCATGGCCAGTTCCAGGTCGCCGTCATAGCCCATGTTGTTGTTGATGACGTAGTACACGCCGCCGTCCGCGTAGAAGTTCTCCGGCTCGCCGTTGGCGTCCAGGGACAGCGACACGGCGCCGGGAACCGGCACGGGCGTTCCGAAGGACGGCACGTTCAGCGCGGAGAGCGTCAGCAGGGCGTAGTGTACGTTTTTCAGATTGAACTTTACCTTGTTGTTAGGCATAGCGTTTTACCTCCAATCAATCGGTCCTGAGGACCTCGGTCGAATACAGCACCTCGTACAGGCGCTCCGTTTCGATCCAGACCTCGGATTTGTTGTAAAAAACACCGTGCCTGTCCAGCACGGCTTCGAGCGCGGACTCCACATCCGGCTGCTTCCTGTCGGTGTACAGTTCAATGTGAAGCTCGTCTATTTTCTGGTAGACCGTCCCGTCAGCGGAGAAATTGTCCGAGGACGGGAACAGGAATACCAGAAAAGGCGGGTCCGGAGACTCGCCTTCAGCAAAATGGTCGTATGCGACGGGGAGCGAGGCTTCCGCCAGCATCCCCATGATCTCATCGTAGGTCATATCCTCATCCTCCCAGCGACCGTTCCAGTTCCCGTTCGATTTCCTGCTCCGCATGGTCCTGGGCGGGCGCGATATGCGGGATGGCGCGTACCCGGCCGCCGCCGCGTTTGGCGTGGCCGTTCTCCAGGAGGTGCGCCAGCATATAACGGGACGGCGAATACACCGTGACCTCAATGCTGGACGAGTCCTCGGAGGTCACCCTGTATGTCCACGACCTGGCGTACTTGCCCGTGCGGACGGGCGCGGAGGCGTTGATATCGTCCTTCACGATCTTCCCTCCGTGCTTGACGGCTTTCTTGACCTCCTCGATGCCCGTTTCCGAGAACTTATTCAGTTCCTCCATGATGACGTCGGCCATCTGGTCGATGCTCACTCTCTGGTACGACATGGCGTCACCTCTCCACAAGCTGGCAGAAGAACTTCCTGCTGTTGTGGCGGAAGCCCATCTCGTCAATGGCTATGATGTTGTAGATACGCTCCCCAAGCAGGATGCGGTACTGTTTTGCGTTCACGGCGGCGGTTTCCGAAGACCAGCGCACGGTGATGTCCAGCCTGTCCGCTTCCTCTGTGTGGGCGGCTTTCTGTGTCTCCTCGGCGCTTTTGCCGCTCATGGTGGCGGTCGCCCAGCAGGAGAAGAAGTCCGCCCAGGAAGACGTGTGGTTCCCGTACCTGTCCGTAACCGTCCCGTTTTTCTGGATGGTGATGCGTACCCTGAGTCCGGCAATGTCCATCACACCACCCCTTCCCGTATGGCAAAAAGGATGGAGCGCAGCGTCAGCGCCAGGGCATGGTGGTCGGCTTCCTCCCGATGCTCGAAGAGGTAGCCCAGGGCATACAGCACAGCCACGCGCATGGTTTCCCGGACGGGCGTGAGCGCGGCGTCATCCTCATCGGAATCCACCGCCGCCCACTGCTCATCGGTCAGCCGCGCAACGTCAGCGCAGAGCCGGGACGCGGAGGTCAGGAGGACGCCGATCATGGCGTCCTCATCCGCGGTGTCCACCCGGAGGTACCCTTTGGCTTCATCAAGCGAAATCAGCGCCATGACCGTTCACCTCCGTTTCTCAGCCGTTGCCGTTGCCGCTGCCCATCGCCATGACCTGCATGGCCTCCGGCAGGATCAGCTTGCCGTCGACACGCTGGGTGCCGATGAAGCCCACCTGGTCGGTGACGGCGTAAAGCTCGTTCAGGCGCTTGAGGGTGCGGCTCTGGCGGTCGGCGATCCAGTAGTAGCTGAAATCACCGAACAGCAGCACCTTCTTGCCCGCGTCAGTCCCGGCGGTCCCGGTCAGGGCGGGCATATAGCCGCTGGTGTAGATCGGGCGACCCAGGATGGTATCCGGCTTGCCGACCTCAAGGCCCGGCTTCCAGATGTAGTTGTCGTTCTTGTCCTTCAGCAGCATCAGCTGGAGCAGCAGGGTCTCGTTACACAGGAAGGAAGCCTTCCGGCGGTACGGGGACTTGAGGCTGTAGTACAGCTTATAGATGTTGTCGAAGTGGACGGTCAGCGCGTCCTCCGTGATGTTCCCGGCGGACGGGGTCAGGCTGGTCAGGATGCCGGTGGGCTGGCTGGGAGTGACCTGCGGATTGGCGGAAGGCCCGGTGCCGTTGATGAAGGCGTCTTCCTCGGCGTTGCCGAAACGCACGCCGAAACGCTGCGCGATGTGGGCGGCGATATTGAAGGCGCTGTCGTTCAGCAGCTCGTTGCTGACCTTGATCATGCAGCCCAACTTGTAGGCGGACAGGGTCTCCTGGGCAAAGCTCATGTCGGACTCATGGATGGCCGCGCCTTCCTCGATCCAGGAAGCGGAGCCGCTGTCCGTGGCGATGGGGATGGTGCGGGTACCGGAGTTGGTGTGGATGGTGTGCGCCAGGGTGCGGAAGATGTTGTTCTCCTCAAGCCCCTGGATCAGCTGGCGCTCGAACTCGTCCGGGACGGTAAAGCCGCCGTTCTCACCTACACCCACGGAAAGCGCGTCGCGCACTTCCACGCTGTTGTTGCCGCGCATCATGTCCCAGAAAGCCTTGTTGTATTCGTCCGTAGCGGTCGGGCGGGCAGGCTTGCGGGTACCGGCCCTGGGGTCGGCGTGGACGGGAGCGGAGGTAGGGGCGGACAGCTTGGCGTCCATCTCCATCTGGTCCTCCAGGCGGGTGATCTCGTCGCCCAGAGCCTTCACATCCGCGGCCATCTTGTTGTACTGCTCCACGGCATCGGCGGCTACAAGGCCGTTGGAATCACGATGCTCCTCCAGGAAAGCCTTGGTCTGCTCCCACAGGGTATTGCGCTTGTTGCGAAGTTCGATAATCTTACTCATGGTAAAATACCTCCATAAAAGTAGTTGATGGCATGAAAAAAGCCGGGCTTCATCTGAGGAAGTCCAGCTGGTTTCTGAGAATCTGATAGGGTACGGCCCCATCCTCCGTTTTGCCGTCCATGCCGATCATGGGAGCGGACGGCTGCTCCGGCGCTTTGTCTGTGACGCCCAGGCGGTTGAGGATCGCCATGTCCATCACGCGGGTGGAATACATCTGCGCTTCGATTTCCGCATCCTCTGTGGGAGGTTCCTCCGCAGCCTGTTCTTCCTTGCCCTCATACAGGACGACATCGGCAAAGCCAAGCTCCACCGCCTTTTTCGCGTTCATCCAGGTTTCCTCGCTCATGAGGTCGGCGATCCTGCCGTGCCTGAGTCCCGTCTTGGCGGCGTAGGCGTTGATGATGCTTTCCTTGACCTCGTTCAGCGTTGCGATGGCCTTCTCCATGTCCTTGGCGTTGCCCATCGCAATGGTGGACGGGTCGTGGATCATGAGGAGCGCCGTGGGGGACATCTCCACCCGGTCACCCGCCATAGCGACCACGGACGCGGCGGATGCCGCGATGGACGCGATGCGGACGGTGATGGAGCCCGCGTACTCCTTCAGCATAGTGTAAATCTCAGCCGCGGCGAAGACGTTCCCTCCGGGGGAATTGATCCAGACGGTCACATCGCCGTCCCCAGCTTCCAGTTCAGAGCGGAAATCCTGCGGCGTGATCTCATCGCCCCAGAAGTTCTCGCTGTCGATGGGTCCTTCCAGGCGGAGGGTGCGCCCGCCGCTGTTGTCATGGACCCAGTTCCAGAATTTCTTCATGACTTCCTCCTCACATTCTTGGTTTCTGCCGTTCCGGTGCTGGCGGCAGCGTTTTTCCCGGCATCCTGCAGCTTGACGTAGCCGCCGTTCAGGTAATAATCGTCCCCGCCTTTTTCCGTAGGGATGAGGTTCATATTCTCAAGGCGGCGGATGTCGTTGGGAGACAAAAAGCCGTTGCTGATGCCCGTTGCGTAGCCCTGCATCCGGCTCTGGTAGTCCCCGCGCAGCAGCCCGTCCACATTGAACTTCGGGAAATACTCGTCCTGCTCCGGCCCCAGCAGCAGGTCCTTCACGATGGCCTGCTCGAATCGCACCAGCCAGGGCGTCAAGGTATGCACCACGAAGTCAATGGACTGATGCTCGATGTTCGAGAAGGTGGCGTGTTCCAGGTCCTGGACAAGGTGCGGAGGCACCCGGAAGATGCGGCAAATCTCGTTCACGCCGAACTGCCGGGTCGAAAGGAACTGGCTGTCCTCCGGCGGCAGGGAGATGGCTTTGTATGACATCCCTTCTTCGAGGACTGCCACCTTGTGGGCGTTGTTCGCGCCGCCGTACACATCCGACCAGTTCTCCCGTATCTTTTCCGGGTTCTTCAGCACGCCGGGATGCTCCAGGACGCCGGACGGCTGCGCACCGTTGCGAAAGAAGCTGCTGCCGTATTTCTCCACAGCCAGCGTGGTGCCGAGGCTGTTCTTCATCATGGCGATGGGCGAGAAGCCTACCAGACCGTTGAAGCCAAGCCCTGGGACATGGAAAACCTCATCTGACCGGAAGAAGATGTCCTTGTCTCGCTCGCCCGGCTTCTCGTCGGTGTATGCGTGGTAGATGTAGTAGATGCGACCGTTCTCGTCCCGGTCGACCTCCACGTTCTCCGGCAGCAGCGGGTACAGCGACACGATGCCGTTCCTGCCGTCCCGGATGATCTGGGCGTATGCGTTGCCGTACAGGAGCAGGTGCGTCATCAGCGTCTCGAAGAAGGAGAAGCTCGTCATCTCCGGGTTCGGCTGTCGGTACAGCAGCTTATACAGGGGATGGTCGGTTGCCCTTTCCTTGTCCCTGCCGCCACTGTCCGAGTAACGGTAGAGGTGCAGAGGCAGCCCAGCCACCGACTCCGCCAGGAGCCGTACACAGGCATACACCGTGGCGATCTGCATAGCGGATTTCTCGTTGACCGTTTCGCCGGAGTCAGCCTTGCCGAAAACAAAGGTCTGCCCGGAATCGCGGACGCTGTCCTCGACCTTGGGCGCGTCCCTGGGGCTGATGCCCAGCCATTCAAAGAATCCCATATCGTTATCCCTCCAATCAGAAAACGAGAAGGCCGCGGGTATCGTACACGCTCTCCCCGGTGTCGTTGCCGCAGCGGATAGCGCGGTCAAGACCCATGATGGCGGCGATTGCCCCGTCGATCTTCTCGGTCGATTTTTCCTTGTCCGCCTTGATGTTTCCGGCGGGGTCAGTGCGGATGAAGATGTTAACCGACATTACAAGTTGTCTAAAAAAACCGAAAGCGAGGAAGCAGAAATGACAGCAATCGAAAAGGTCATGATGAACGTGGAGGGCAAATTCTGGACGCGGCAGAACGAGATGGTCGAGGAACTGGAGGAACTGGACTACGAGGTAACCTCCATCAACTACGAGTACGTCACAGTGACTGACACCCAAGATGAGGACGAACGAGAGTACATCCTCTACCTCGGACACGCGAACACCACAATGTGGGTGGAGAGCGCAAAGGAGGTGGCCTGAGATGGAGAAAATCCGGGAACTGGTCAGGGCAACCACCGACAAGATGCTCTTGGAGATGTGGGAGACCTCGAAGCAGGATATGACGAACGAAGGGATCGCAACCAACGTCATCATCGAAGCAGAACTGGAACACCGCAGCCTTATTCGGCTGAACGAGGAAACGATGGAGTACGAGGTTCTGTGAGAACATACCCGCCCTGGAGGTTACGAGGGCAACCGAAAGGAGAGCAAAGCATGAGAACGCAAGAGACGCAGGAAAAGAACATCCGCATCGCAAGGGGCTACGCTTGCTACGATGTTTCACAGGCGATTCACGCAAGCAACTACAGCCGGGATGACAAGGTAACGATGCTCCGCATCATCAACGCCAGCCGTAACGAGGATGCGCTGGAGCGGTACGAGAGCGCAGACACGATGGTGCGGGAAGCCCTGCAGGACATCATCGAGGAAACCTACTATGGCAGAGAAACCGCCCAGAAACGGCGGTGTCCAGAGTGCGGCGGGATTTACACAGGAACTCCCGCCCTATCCCGCAAGGACAACAAAACAGCCATCTGCCCGGACTGCGGGACAAAGGAAGCGGTCGCAGCCTATGTGCAGAGCATGATGGCGAACCGGGGAAAATAGAACACCAACCGAAAGCGAACGCTGACCCATCGGCGGGACGGGGAGAAAGGAACACGAATGTCATACGAAAGCAGAATCTACCTGATAGAGGTTCACCATTTGGGAGAGACAAAGAGCGGAGCGATTACATACGCAGAGAAAATCGCCGCTTTCAATCTTTCCAGCATGGGGTGCGGGAACGGCTGGATCAACCTTTTCACTACCCCGATTGACTACGAGATTTACGCCGATAATGGCGATGACAAATTCTGCGAGGACAAGTACGGAGACCACCTCAAAAGTGCGGATTTTGACAAGGTCATCGCTTGGCTTGAAACGGCTGAGAAGCAGGATCATTACCGCAGGATTTCTCCCTTGCTGGAAATGCTAAAAGGTTTTAACCGCAGCGAATGGGAAGATTTGCAGATCGTCCACTACGGATATTGACGAAAGGAGCGCACCATGACACTCAAAATCACCTACAAAGTCGGAAACGTGGGCTTCACGGCAGTAGCCGAAAACATCGCACAAGCCTATGAGTGCGTCCGCGCCATCGTCCAAGCGAATACCCTCAACTTCCCGAACCAGGAGGAAACCCTGTCCGAGTACATGGTGATTCTGGCGCAATTTAAGGACGGGCATCACCTCGCCACCGAAAACCACATCTTCAAGATTGAGAAGGTAGCCGCAGGATAAACAATGGGCTGTGACCCGGACGCAGGAAGCGGAAAGGGCTGCGCAATTTAGACAACAACCGAAAGCGAATAGCTGACCTAACGGCAACACGGGGAGAAAGGACAACACACATGAAAATCGTTGAAATCGTGGAAATCTTGATCCAGATGAGGAACGAGCGCAAGCTGGCGCAGACGGAGGATGCCGCAGTGCGGAATGCTTGCGACATCCTCGACAAGCTGCCCCGGACGCTGGATGAGCGGACGGCGCAGGAAGCCGTCCTGCAAATTGAGAGCATCAAGGCGGCTCTGCAGGACGCAGAGACCACGCTGCTGAAGCTGTACGGATGCGGTGGGCTTTACTGCGATGACGAAATCGAAGCCTACCAGCAGCGCAAGAAAGAGAGGGAAACGGTATGACACTGCAGGAAGCAATCAACACTCTGGACAGCGTGATCCCGCACCCGCAGAACAAAATGGTAGACCATGAACACTTCCCCATCGCGGCGGCGTGGCAGGAATGCAGGAAAACCCTGATCGCCTATGCCGATATGCAGGATAGGCACGACACGCTCATGCGCCGCTGGGAGGGGATGGTAGAAGCCATCCGGCGCAGGATTGACGCAGGGACGCTCACGGACGATGACAAGCGGCTGCTGGACGAACTGAACCTCCCGTACAGATACGACAGGAGGGCGCAAAAATGACCTACAAAGACATCATGCCGGAGATTAACACCATGTGCAAAAAGAATCCGAAGTGCTACGTTGACAAGGCGCAGGGCAGGGACAACGGGTGTCCGTACTTCGACCTTTGCTTTGCAAATTACGAGGGGCCGAACAACGGGAACACGACACTGGAAGCCGCAATCCTTGCTCGGTACATGGAACTCAAAACCGGGAAGCCGCACAGCAGATTTTATTTCACATTTGGCAGCGACCCCGGATTTCCCTTTCAGAACGCATTCATCATCGTGCTGGCAGAGAGTGAGAAAGCCGCCGTGGAGAAATTCAGAGCCAAATACCCGGACAGACACAAGGGGATCGCCAACTGCGCTTTTTGGTATTCGGAGGAACGCTGGGCAGGGACGGTGAACGCAAGCACCTACACGGAACCTGCAGTGGTTATCGCATAGGAGGGCGCAGAATGAGATACTACAGCACACAACGCCCGGTCGCTCCGGGCAGTTACCCGAAAGACGGCGCAGTCAGCATCGAGAACTACGAGCAGCCGGAATTCATCCACGAAATCAGCAGAACCGCATGGGGGTTCATCGACTACGACCGGGAACTCCAAGCAGAGGAAGCAGAGCGGTGGGAACTCACGCCAGAGGGCGTAAAGACTTGGTACGGCGTGGTGTCCACGTTTTACGACAACGGGCGGGTGACGGCAGCAGTTACCCGCACCGTCCAAGCTGCGCAGAAGCCGGAGCGCAGCTTTACCAGCGCAAAGCGCAGGGACATCTACCTGGACTGGTTCGACAGCAAGCAGGAAGCGGATCACTTTGTGGCAGAAGCGAAAAGGGCATAGGAGGACGGCGCATGAGCAACAGGCAATACCCGATAATTATCGGGCATCTGGGAGATGGCAGATCAGACAAGTGTGTCGTGGCGGTTAAAAAGGACAGCGGCGTGGCGGTGCTGATTTGCCGATTGAAAGACGGCGCAAAGCGGAACTGCGGCGAAGATGTAGCCGCAGGGGAAATCCAGAGCGTCATCGCAGAGATGCGGTTCTGCCGGAAAGAATCCCTACAGGCGTTCATCGGCGCACTGCAAAGAGTTTCAGACGAATGGGAGGTATCAGGATGCGCAAGGTAGAGCATTACATCTGCGAGATTTGCGGGACGGAGTACGCAGACAAGCTGGCGGCAGAGAAGTGCGAGAAAGCCCACAAGCAAGTGTTCAACATCAAGAGCATGAGATTCCTGCCTGTGACGCAGGACAAGACCGGGCTTCCCGTTGCAATCACCATCGAGTACGCAGACGGGAAGCAGATCAAAACCGCGACCTACAAGCGGTAGGGCGCAGGAAGGAGGGGATAGAGCAATGCCATATTACAGGGTTTGCCCATTTTGCGGCAGCAATCTTGATCCCGGCGAAATCTGCGACTGCAAGACGCAGGACTGCGACAAAGAGGAAACAGCGGCAGTGATGCCCACGGCGGCCGGCAGCATTGCGCTGGTGGCAGAGAGCCGAATCCAGTATGCCAAAGAGAGCCGCGCCGGATAACCAGACACAACCGAAAGCGCAACAAAGCCCTGCCAAACGGCAGGGCTTTTGTCAATCCAGAAACGCCCATTCAATGTTCACGGATTCCCCATCAAGGGTGATTTTGCGGATGAGCGCAGAGATGATCTGCCGCCTGTCCTCCAGACCCGCAGAATTCCAGACCGTGGAAAAATCAGCCAGCAACCCGGCAAAGGCATCCTCGTTATAGTCCCGTTTCGGCTTCGGCGGCTCGACCGCCGCCAGCTGTTCCTCCAGAGCGACCTTCTCCCGATGCAGTTTGTCGATCCGGGCAGACAGGACATCGACCGGGATTTTTTCGTCCTGGTACAAATCCATCATGCGGTCGATTTGCTTTTCCAGCCCCGCAATTTTGTCCCGAAACACATCGCCGTCCCCGCGCGGCTGTTCCTTGACCTCGGCGGCTTTCCGTTTCCGCAGGGATTCATAGTAGCCCGGTTCAAAAAGCAGCCGGGAGACTTCACGCTCCACGATAGAATCCAATTCATCCAGCGGCCAGTTTTTGTTGTCGCAGTGATCCGCTTTTATCATTCTTTTCACCGTCCTTGCGCGGGAATAGCAAACGTAATATTTGTACCCGCCGTAATTGTGCTTGACGGCGTACCGCGCCCCGCACCGGGCGCACCAGCAAAGACCGACAAGCAGATATTTTGACTGATAGGGAGAATCCCCGAACACTTCCCTGCGCTTCATCCGCAGGGCGGTGGCTTTTTCAAAGGTCTCCGGGTCGATGATAGCGTCATGGGCGTGTTCGACAACCACCCCGGCAAAGCGCAGGGTTCCCAGATACACATCCGAGGAAAGAATCCGCAGGACGCTGGCGCGCCCGGAGATTTCGTTCCAAGACCCGTACCGATTCGTGAATCCCTCGGAGCGCAGACGCTCGGCGATTTTCTCCGGGGAAGTCCCCTCCAGATACCAGGCGTAGATTTTGCGCACCTGTGCGGCTTCGTATTCGTTGACGCAGAGCCGCCCGGAGGAATCGTAGTCGTAGCCGATGGGGAAATTCACCCCGCCGTGATAAAGCCCCTCCTTTGCCCGTTCCAGCCGCCCCATGAACGTCCGCTCTTTAATCTGCTCCCGTTCCAGCTGGGCAAAGACGGAGAGGATGCCGATCATGGCCCGACCGAAAGGCGTGGAGGTGTCGAAGGATTCAGACATCGAAACGAAGTCCACGCCGGCCGGCAGAAACACTTCCTCAATGAGATGCAGGGTGTCCCGCTGGGAGCGGGACAGGCGGTCGAGTTTCAGAACCAGCACCAGGTCGAAGGAATCCACCTCGGCAATCAGCTTCTGGATGCCCGGACGGTCAAGATTCGAGCCGGAATAACCGCCGTCAATGTAGAAATCAGCCACAGCCCAATCGTGCGCCTTGCAGTACGCCATGAGCCGTTCCTTCTGCGCCCCGATGGAGTAGCCCTCCTGCGCCTGTTCCAGCGTAGACACACGGATGTACAAAGCCGCGCGCTTCAATTCTGACCACCAAAGGCTTCCTCCAAGATAGAGAAAACCGAATCGCAATAGCCATCATCCCCATAGACAACATCGCCCACGGAAATATAATGCGGCGTTGCCCCGGTCATTTTCTCCCCTTCCATGATTGGAGTGAGAACCACGATAACGGTAGCAGAAGCCTTTGTCGATTCCTTCGTAGCATCAACCATAGCCGCTACTGCACCAACGTCATCGAACTTTGCCACCGTCCAAAGCTGGGGAGCAAGAGGAATTTTATAACCGCTGACATAATTATCCAATGTCAGTTTTGATGCCGCAATGATGTCGGATTTATGAGCGGTAACAAAATCCTCCTCCGAATCAGCATCCCCGCTTTCGGGATCGGATGACACGGGCGGCGTGTCCACAGCAGACGGCGCAGGGGGAACAGATTGCACAGGTTTCTCCGATTCAGCAGGAGCGGAGGTTTCCGGCTTCGCTGGAGTTTCGGATGGCGCAGACGCAGGGACGCTGGCAGACGGCTCTGACGGCTGGGATTCAGCAGGAGCGGACGCAGGGGATTCTGACTGCGCCGCTTTTTCCGCTTCCCTCCGGGCGGCTTCCTCGGCGGCGGCCCGTTCCTCGGCTTCCTTTGCCGCAGCTTTCTCCGCCGCAATCCGCTCCCGTTCGGCGATTTGCTCCGGCGTTGGATTATACGTCACGCCCACACCAACGAAGGAAACAAGAAGGACGGCAGCGCAAACGGCGGCGGCGATAGCAACAGGCTTCTTTGGTTTCTTTTTGACCGCCCTGACCGCCAGCAGGACAAGAGCAACCACCAGGGCAACGCCGGACGCAACCAGCAGGAAGCTAAACAGACCTACCATTGATTTCCCCTCCCTTCATCAATTCCAGCCCCAGGCTGGCCGTAGCGGACACCAGCACGTCCGTGTTCCCGCAGGACGAAGCCGGGGACAGCCGGACACAGATACCGCCCCCGCGCCCAGGAACGCCGCTGTCAGCCGTCACAGAGCCGCTGGCGGCATCCACAGCGATGCCACGGAAGCCCCGGTCAGCAAGGCAATCCCGCACCAGCGGCAGCCAATCGGCGCAAGAGCCGCGGACCCGGACAGACCGCGACACAGATTCAGACACACACATAGACATACCTCCTACTCGGATTTTTCAGATTCAGAGCCGTCAGCAATCTCGAAAGCGGCTTTCAACAGCTGGATACGCTGCCGGACATCCAGCGATTCATACACCCGCACCAACTCGGCGCATTCCTCGGAGAGCAGCTTTTCCCCGCCGTTGCGGACGATGATCGTCCCCGTGTGCGGCCCCAGATTCCCGGAGACAGAGCCGTTATTCACGAAGGAATCACGAGGGTGTTCCTCCCCGGTCAACAGCCATTCCATAGACACGCTGAAGAATTCGGCGATTTTTGGAATCAACTTCGCAGGGGGATCAGAGCCGCGTGTCCGCCAATTTCCTACCCCGCGTTCTCCCGCCCCAATAAAAGTCGAAAATTCTTTTTGCGTTCGGTGGCTTTCATCCAAAAGCCGGAATACCCGTTCGTTTATTGTCACTTGGAACACCTCCATATCGGTTTAGATTTTGCGTCATTTGCTCTTAAAAAGTCGCACAAGAGATGACGGACGCACCCACGAACGACTGACGGTTTACGCCGCACTATCAGCAGAAAAGCGAACCTCAAAGCCTCGCAATAGAGAACGCCCACCAATTCTCTTGAAAATTCATCAAAAGGGCTTGACAAACCACAAGTGAAGCGGTATTATAAAAGAGCAAACGAGCATAGACGCAATCGAGAAAGAGCGTCCTTGCTTGATGTACACCACATAACCGCATAACCACTATACCACAAACGAACCCGAATTGAAAGAGAAAAACGCAAATTTTTAAGGAGGTGAGAGCATGGCAGTACAGGAGCGACAGGAGCGCGGTGCGGATTACCAGTGCTTTTCTGTGAGGATGCAGAAGGACATCTACAACACGCTGAACGATTGGGCGTGGATGCACCGACTGTCCCTCGCGCGGGCGTGTTCCACGCTGCTGAACAAGGCCCTTGCCGCAGAGCAGGGGGAAACCTACATCCCGGAGGACGGAGGGATTCAGCGTGGCAAAGAGACCGACTAACCCGAAATCTCCCACAACTTCCCAAAAAGTGCGGGGGGGTAGCACTACTCACCAGAAACCGCCGACTACGGCGGCGAAACGGGCATCCGGGGACAAACGGCTCGATGCCATCCTGGAAGCCATGACTGAGGAACTGCTTACAGCCCTTGAACAAGATTATAAACCGAAAGAGAGGTGAGTACCACGAGCAGCGAATGCGAGAATCTCTACAAATTGTGCAGAACATCCGCAGGGTTTACGCAGGAAGCGGCGGCAGAACTGCTGGCGATTTCCCCACGGACGCTCTCGGACTACGAAAACGACCGAGCAAAAGTGCCGGATGACATCGTGGACGCAATGAGCAATCACTACAAGTCACCGCTGCTGGCGTGGTGGCATTTGAGGAACACCAGCGTCCTGGGAAAATACCTCCCGGACGTGGTAATGCCGCAGACGCACGGAGACATGATCGCCCAGCTTTCCATCGCAGAGTGGCGGCTGAGACAGGTGGTCGATGACATCCAGCGGATCATGGAGAACGGCAAGGTCGAGGAACACGAAAAGCCGGATTTCAAAAAAGCGATGGAGTTTGTCCGACAAATCAACAGCAAACTGCTGTCGGTCATCGTTTACGCGGAGGGAGTAGAATGACGATCCCATACAACGAAGCAGGACAAAGGGCATTCGATGTTTTCTACCGGGTGGCCGAAAAGCTGTACGCAAGCGCACAGGCGGCAACCAGCGAGTACATAGCGCAGCACCTCCCGGCTTGCGAGACGGTCGCAGAGACCCACGCAGATGGAAAGTACCGCAGGACGGTGCGGACGGCGGCCGGCAAGACGCACACGGTCAGCTACGACTACAGGACAAAGAGCATCGAAGCGGCATAGGCAAGGGGGACAGAATGAGCGAGGACGCTTTGAACGCAAAAAAAGAGCGCAGCCTGCCGGACATAGCAGACTGCACCCATAACCGAAAGCGAACAAAGCGAATGACAACGCTCTGACGCAACCCCATTATACCCAAAGACAACGGTTTTTGTCAATGGGGATTTCAGAGAAAGGGGGAACAGACCATGAACATTTGCGTTTTTATGGGACGGCTCACGGCAGAGCCGGAACTGCGGATGACACCGAACAACGTGATGGTCGCAACCTTCACGCTGGCGGTGGAGCGCAAGCGCACCAAGGGCAAGGCGGCTACTGACTTTTTCGATGTGGTCGCTTGGCGGGAACGCGGCGAATTTGCCAGCAAATACCTCCACAAAGGACAGCGGGTGGTGGTGCAGGGCGAAATGCTGACCCGCAGCTACACCGACCGCAACGGCGTGAAGCGGAAAGCCTACGAACTGACCGCAGACCAGATTTTCTTTGCGGACAGCAAGCAGGAAGCGACCCAAGCGGCGCAGTACGAGCTGCCGATTGACGCAGGAGAGTACGATGACGGCGAAATGCCGTGGCATTAGACCGAAAGGAGCATAGACAATGATGACAGCGCAAGACACTATCGTCCAGCTGAACAACTACCCACGGGACAAGTACAACGTCCTGATCCCCGTGACCTCGATGCAGGTCATGAGCGCGATGCAGAAAATCATCGTGAACGAGGTGCGGCTGGACACAAACACGAACTCCAGCAAGGACATCTACTACGACAAGCAGACGGGCAAGTACGCCATTACCGCAGTCGGCGGCACAAAGCTGGCGGCGGCAGCGAACATCAGCATCGTCCAGAACGAGGGCGAACAGCCGGAGGTCTGCAAGCGGTGTATCGAGATGGCGAAAGCAACGGGAAAGGCGCAGTCCTGCGGGAGCTGCCCCCACGCCTACGATGTAAAGCACACGGTGACCGTCCGGGTGCCGGAGCCGAGTGGCGGCTTCCGGCTGATTACCAAAAGCAAGGAAATCGACTGCTCGCTGGAGAAAGCGTCCATGACGGATGCGCAGTATAAACGGTTCCTGCCGCACAGGGCAAGCATGGCAGAGACCAAAGCGTACATGAGATGCCTGAGAGCCGCCCTCGGATTGGCGCAGGGCTACACCCTGCAGGAACTGCAAAAGCCCTTTGTGATCGCCCACATCGTCCCGAATTTGGATGCGCCGGAGATGCGGAACGCCTTAATCAGCAACTCGCTCCGGGACATGGGACTGCTGTTCGAGACTACAGCCGCACAGCCGCAGATCGCACAACAGGCACAGCAGCCGCTGGCACTGTCGGACGGGGCGATTCAGATGGCGGCAGAGGACGCGGCAGACACAGGCGAACCCTACCGGGAAAGCGACTACCAGGACAACGAATCGGATGCGCTTCCTTGGGACGATGCGCCGACCCCACAGCAGCCGCAGGGCATCGTATGCGAGGGGTGCGGACAACTGATAACCGAAACGGCAAGCAGGAACGGGCAGAAATGGACACCGGAAGCAATCCGGGATTTCTCCACGCGGAGATTCGGTCGGTGTCTTTGCCCGGACTGCCAGAAAGCGAATAACGGGAGGAATGGCAGATGATGAAGATTTTACACTGCGCCGACCTTCACCTGGGGGATCTGAACGGTCCCGTCAAGGATGGGCAGAACGCACGGCGCGAGGACACGCTGAAATGCATGAGGGCGATAGCGCAGACGGCGGCGGTCGAGAAGCCGCAGGTGGCAATCATCGCCGGGGACCTTTTCAACCGCAGCCGGGTATGGGCAGACACGGCACTGGATGACATAGACGCGGCGGTGACCGACTTCATCCGGCCGCTCTGCAGGGAATGCGAAAAAGTGGCGCTTCTTTTCGGGACGCAGAACCACGACAACCCGAAAGCGTTCAACACCCTGCGGATTCTCACCCAGGGGATGCACAACCTGACCATCTACACAGCCCCGGAGGTGGACACGCTCAAAACGAGCGCAGGGGATGTGCAGATTCTCGCCATGCCGGGATTTGACAAGGGGCGGCTTCGGGTGTTCATGCCGGACGCAGATGCGGAGACAGAGAACAAAAACGCCACCACGCTGGTCAACGAAATCATCATGGGGCTTTCGGCAGAAGCCTACAAGACGAAGCCGGCCGCCAGGATTCTGGTGGCGCATTACACGGTCGCAGGGTGCGAATCAGAGAGCGGTCAGACCTTCCTCGCGGGGCAGGACGTGGTGATCCTGCCGCAGACCATCGACAGCGCAGGGGTGACGCTGGGGTGCTTCGGACACATCCACAAACCCCAGCGGCTCGGATGCAACACGCCGGCCTATTACAGCGGCAGCCCGAACCAGCTGACGTTCAATGATGAGGGCATGGAACACGGCTTCTACATTCACGAAATCGAGGGGAACGAGGTCATCCAGAGCCGCTTCATTCACACGCCGGAGCGCAGACACCTGACGCTGAAGCTGACAGACGAACAGCTGGCGGGATTCATCGAGACCGGGACGCTGGACGGAGTGCCATTCCAGGCAGAGGGCGCAATCCTGCGGGTTTTCTACAACGCCACGCAGGAACAGGAAAAGGCACTGAACCGGGCGGCACTGCAAACCAGCCTGATGCAACAGGGCGCGTTTTATGTGGCTGACTTCATCCGGGACGAACCGCAGGACACGCTGGTCACAGAGACTGCGACAGAGGATGATCCCAGGGCGGCACTGCACAGCTACCTGACTACGGTGCAGGAAACGGACGGCAAGCTGACGGACGATGACATCAAGCGGCTGGACGAACTGGCAGACCCCATCATCCGGCAAGCCGATGACGGTCGGGAAGCCAACCAGCACACCGGGGCGTTTCTTCCGAAACGGATTGAGGTCACGAACTACCGCAGCTACACACACGCCGCGTTTGACTTTGAGGAAATCCGCATGGCGATGGTCAACGGGCAGAACGGCGTAGGCAAGAGCAGCCTGTTCATGGATGCCATCGCGGACTGCCTGTACGAAACCAGTCGGGACGGAGCGAAGGGCGAATGGGTGCGCGAGGGCGAAAAGAAGCGCGCAATCACCTTCGAGTTTGAGATGGGCGGCTACGAGTACCGGGTGGCAAGAACCCGCACCAAGAGCAAAGGGACGCTGGCACTGGCAAGGAAAAACCGGGACACCGGGGAATGGGAGAACTACGGCGATACCACCATGCCGCTGACGCAGGAAAAGATAATCCGCACGATTGGGATGGACTGCCAGACCTTCTGCTCCATCGCTCTGATCCGGCAGGACGCATACGGGATTTTCTTGGAATCCGACAGCGACCGCAGGATGGAAGTCCTGTCCAGCCTTCTCAACCTGGGGCTTTACGACCGGGCAGAGGAAATCGCAAAGGACAAAGCGACCGAACGGCGGCGCAAGCTGGCGGCACTCCATGACCGCATGAGCGTCCTGGACACGCAGATGGCGGCAAGGGAACAGGTCGAGAGCGAACTGAGCGAGTGCGAGAAGGACAAGGCACTCTACGCAGCGCAGATGACCGCCGTAGAGGGGCAAATAAAGGCGCAGGAGCGCGAGGAAGCACTCAGGCAGGAACTTATACGGCAAGCCCAGGAAAAGGCGCAGGAAGCCGCAAAATTGGGCGCACAGGCGCAGGAAAAAGAGCGGGAACTGCAAAAGCAGCGGACAGAGATGGAAAGCGCATCCGCACTGGCGGCGATGGCAGACGCAGCGACACAGGCGGCGCAGGAAGTCGCACAGGCGCGGGAACGGCTCGAACCGCTGGCACAGGACGAAGCCCAGCTTCAGACGCTGACCGACAGGCTTACGAAACTGCGGATGAGCGCACAGGCGGCGCGGGACAAAGCCGCCCAGCTTCAGACCGCCAGACAGGGACAGGCGGCAACACTGAATCGCAGGGACGAAATCGAAGCCGCCGTGCGGGAAATGGACGCAGTACGGGCAGAGCGGCAAGCCCTCACCCCCAGGCTGGCGGCACAGGCAGACTGGACCCGGCGCATTTCGGAATTGAAAGCGGAAACGCAGGCCTTCCTCGCTGACAGCCGGGTGCGGATCGGGAACCTCAAAGCACAGCTGGAGACAGCGCAGAAAAAGGCACAGCTTCTGACCGCCAGCGGATGCCCGATAGCCGAAACCGCATCCTGCGAGTTTCTGAAGGACGCACAGGCGGCAAAATCCAGCATCGCAGGGCTTGAACAGGAACTGAACGCCGTCAAGACTGCGGACAGGGCGAAATATGAGCAAACCCAAAAAGAGATAGCGGACGCACAGAGCCAGCTGGAGAAGCTGGGGAACCCGCAAGGGGAACTGGACGCACTCGGACAGAGAGAGCGCAAGGCGGCAACGCTGGCGGCACAGGCGGCAAGCCTGGAAGCGGCGGCGGCAACCATCGCACAGCTTGACAGGCAGATCGCCGAACAGAAACAGGCGGCTGAGGACGCAGAAAAGGAAGCCGCAGACATCCAGAGCCGGACAGAGCCGCTCACAAAGAGCGCAGAGACGGCAAAGGCACTCCGCAGCGAAATCCAAGCAAAGGAACGGACAGCCGCCCTGCAAGCACGATGTGCCGCCGCTGTAGCGACCGTGACGGCTTTGCAGACCACAGTGGACATACTGACCAAGGACATCGAAAAAACGCGGCAGGACGCGGCTGTGGCGGCGCAGGAAGCCGCAGAGATGCAGTCGAGAGTGCCGGAGAAGGACGCGCTGACAGGGCTGGAATTTTTGAAAGGCCAGAAAACGAAGCTGGAACAGGACATCGAATCGCTGGCAACCCGGATGGGCGGCTTACAGGCAAAGCTGGAAGCCATCGCAGACGCAAAAGCCCAATGGGAGACCTACCGGGACGAAAAGAGCGCAGCGGCAAAAGCCCTGACCGACTACCAGACGCTGGAAAACAGCTTCGGGATTGACGGCATCCAGTACGGCATCATCCGGGGCATCGTGCCGGAGATACAGGGCAG